GCCACTGGCTGACCGTCATCTGCTGGTGTCTTTGCGTTTTTGTTTTCGCTCATGCTAAGAACTCCTTGATGGCCTCGTACACATCCGTGCGTCCGTGCTGGTCGTTTAAGCGTATGTCCCACCCGGCGTAGCGCATCTCTTTCTCAACCCATCGCAGAAGCGACCTTATGATCGCATCTCGCTCATCGCATACGGCTTCGTAAGCCTTTTCCCATACATGCAATCGGCGCAGTTCGTCGGCGGCTTCTCCGCATAGACCCGTGTGGCTGAATTGCACGTCAAGTTCTTCTAGCGCATCAGCCAGCACTAAGGCTTTGGGTTGTGGGTTCATGTGTTCTTCTCCTTCAAGAATTGCCGCACAGCGATGACCGCTCCACGAGATTAGCCCACACTTTGGACATAAAGAATCCTGCTGGCTCATGTGTTTTTACCTCTTAATTTAAGTTCTATATGCCTTGCATAGTCATGCAAAGTCTCGTTAGGTTTCCAATCCACTGCGCTGATCTCCTCATCCGTCAGACTGACCCATTGCTTTGGTGGTGCGGTGTAGAGGGGCACTGTGTGGTGCAGGTCAGGACCTGTCCGCACTTTCATGTCAAAGTTTTGCAGGTCGAATGAATTGGCCCACGCCACCGGCTCATGTTCATCTTTTACGATTTCATCAACACGTTCTTGTGATGTGTCGTCGGCATCGACAAGTGCTTGGCGTAAAACGGCAATGGCTTCGATGTAGTAATTTTTATCGCCTGTTTCCATCAGCATCTCTGCGCTTGCATCCTCCAGCACCTCTATCGCTTCTTCAATAGCTTCTCTGCTCATGTGTTCTTCTCCTTTAATTTGGCTTCGATGGCACGGGCAAAACCTCGAATTTCGCTGTTACTTGGCCCGTCAGATCGCATCCCCCACAACGCAATTCGCTCCTCATCCGTCAGCCCAACCCATTCACGCTTCTCTTCCTCTGCAATGGCTTGGCGTAGTTCGTCGATCTCCTCTTGCATCCTGTTACGAATCATCCGCTCAGTCACAATGCCCTCGTGATCCGGGTGTTCTTCGCATCGGTCTCGCCATGTTTTGATCGTGTGGGTTCGTGCTTGCGCTTCGTCCCAAGACTCTCTAAGCCATTCCTTCCATTCATCTCTTGTCATTGGTTTGTTTTTCGGCGGTTCCCAAGACTCACACTCACAAACATATCGTCCTGCACTGTGTGATGCGTCACGCATAAAACTGTGTGGTGCATCGGGGTGCTCGTTACACCTTATGCCTGATCCCTTATCTCTTGTTTCCATGTTTCTTTCTCCTTCATACGTTGTTCGTACACTTCCATTAATAACTCAGCAGCTTCTTTGATCTTGAACTTCTCTGCTGTGCAGTAGTCAGGCAAGCCCTCGGCGTAGCCTTCAAGCCATGCGGCAAGCATGGCGAACTTGTAGTCGGGGCTAGTCATGGTCTAACTCCTGCTAAATTAAAAGGATCGTTAAACATTCTGCATGTCAGGTCTGTCTTTCTGGGCTTATCAAACTTAGTACGCCGCCCACTCACAAACTTAAAGTACCGTTCCATCTGATTAGATGCACCTCGTTGATGAAAGGCAGCAAGGCATCCGTACTCCACCAACTTAGTCAACATGTTGTTAGCAGCTTGAACGGAAACACCTATGTGCTCAGCTACTGCTCTGCGGTTAGGAGGCTTCTCGCAGTTCTTGACGAACACCACGATCTTGAGTTGATACGCTGTTAACTCTGATTTCATCCGTTTAACTCCTTTAACCTACGCTGCGCCCAGTTCGCGCCTGCTGTAAACATAGAAGAATTAACCCACCGCATGCTCTCTGCAAAGATTGTTGTATTAGCAAGATCTCGCCACTCATTGCGCTGTTGCAGCTTCTCGTAGACCTCTAACTTCTTCTCAAGCAATTCAATGTACCGCTTGTCTGTCATTCCTTTTGGTTTCATATCTATCTCTTATCTCTATGATTGTTTCAGCTACAAGGGCTTGGGCTTCTTTAACAATGCTTCGCCTGCCGTGGATGCTTCCAATAAAGATTCCGAATAACCAACCCACAAAGAAAATTAAAGCTGCTTCCATCCTTTAACCTCCTTAGTCCAGTACCTCTCCCATAAGCTCATCACGCTAAGCCTCGCTCCTTGTTCTACTAAACTCGTTGTAGATATAGCTGTGGAGTTACGGCCTGGGCCTACCCACATGTGCTTAGTTGAGTAATGAGGAAGATGCAAGACACCCCTGAGATAGAACACAGGCTGTTGGATAGTCTCTGAAGGTTTATTTTGATTTAGTGCCGACATACTGTTCTCTCCGTTTAATCATCTCGTCTGCTATTCGGTAAGCAAAGTCAGCAAATGCTGCTTCGGGTGTGTACTGCGGCATCTGCCCCCACTTACCTGCAAGGATCCCTGTGATTGCTGACATAGCAAAATCATCTCTAAGTTCCGCTATGAACTGCTCCCTTGCCCACTCACGTTCCGCTTCAAAATCTTCCATACAACCTCCTATGAATTACCTGCCAGAATTGTCATAAGACACCTATCCCGATCTCACCTAACCTGCCGTACCATGCTCGACCACACCTCAAACACCGCTCCCAACCTATTCGCACAAGACCAGACCTGCCGAACCGAACCATGTAATACCCATCCGTTCCATGCGAAACCTGCCCAACCTATACGCACCTGATCGCACCAGGCCCCATCACACCTTGCAATACCTGCCCTGCCATACCAGACCGGATCTCACTCTGCCGAACCGAACCCTACCTGCCGATCCATGCCGAACCATACCGCACCTATCCCGACCCCACCGGACCTGCCAGACCCAACCGCGTCAATCCCGACCCCACCTTGCAATACCTGCCACGCCTAAACGCATCCCTCCATACCTCATAACGCCACGCCACGCCTGACCTGCGTTACCAAAAAAATCCCAACCTCATAGGACCATGCGTCTCCGAACCTCACCTGCCGAACCGCACCATATTTACCTTGCCGAAACTAATGTTCCCAACCAGACCTGCCAAATGCCACCCTACCCAACCCCACCGAGTCATGCCGTACAACACCAGACCTGCCTAAGTTTCCACCTTACTTCTTAGTGCCAAGACCTGAGTGAGTAGGTTCTCCATCTCATCCACCATATCAAGGGCTTGCGCTACGTTCTTGGCTCGACGTAATGCACCAATAATCAGAGCGACCTCGTGGTTAATAACTTCTGCTGCCATAGACCGATCACTGCGAACTTTAGTCAGTGTGGTGTAGCCCTGCTCATTACCCTTCTTGCTAGGATCTCTCAAGTACACAGGTGCTTTGATAACAACCTTCTCTGTCGTTATGACAACCCGAACAGAGGCGATCAGGTTACGTGCAGTGTCTAACCAATGTTTATACGATGCTGACTCTTTGTCCCAATCGAAGTATTCATGCAGAGGACTACCTGGATTCTTAGCATCAGCTACTACGATGTCGGGTGTAAGCGACCCTCCGTGGAGGGCCGCAATCTCTTCTAACCTCTTAGCGATTGCGGCTCTATCCATATCAGGCTACCTTCAATCCACGGCGCTTGGTCTCGGCATTGAACCAAGACAATAGCTCCTCGGTCTCATCGTCGTATGCTTCAGGATTCTCAAGTGCCTCAAGCTGTGCATCACGCCCACCGCTCTTGATAATCTCTAAGAACTCAGGATCATCGGCATCCACAATCTTCCAACGACCGTAGTTACCTGAACCTTTCTCAGGTCTCCAATCACCTACACCCATCGTAATACCTGCTGTAGCGAAGAGATTAGAGATAACGGTATGGTTCAACACTGGACGCACATAAGTTATATCAACCTTGCACGCCCACTTCGGTAAGATGGCACGAGTACGAACGTCAGGGGTTTTGTTGATGTCTGCTGATCGAGTGATACTTGAAAAGATCTTAGGGATACCATACAACTCAATGCGCTCACCTTCTACATAAGTCAGCCGACCGATCTGAGACTTCTTAGCTCCTGGCATATCCAACGCAGCATTACGTAGCGCACCTTTGAACTGCGTAGCAAGAACAGCTAACTCGGTTGTAGCACCTGACGACATGCGGTAAGGCGATGAGCGATACTCAACCAACGGATCGTGCTTCATTGATCCTGCCTTCTCAGCAGCAGTCTTGCGACCGGAGGGAAGCAGCAACTGTTGCCATGCTTTCTCAGGCATACGATTACAAATCTTAGGTGTAGTTCCTACGATGTGGAACGTGACCGTCTGTGTTTCCATCTCAATGATTTGGATCGTATCTTCTGTTACTTTCTTTGTAGCCATAGTTTCCTCACTCGTTTGTTTTTGCCGACAGGGATTTGTAGAACGCCCACTTGCGTAAGTAATACGGATCCTCGCTTGGGGGTGTCCACGTAGGAGCAGGGTGCGGCATGTCCCTCCTCTTATCTTCGGGAACTGGTTGCTTCTTCCACACAGCCATTACATCGGAGCCAGACTTCCACAGCTTGATGTAGCGTTCCATTGTCTGTAGCTCATCTTCGGTCATTAGAACGGAGCCTCCTCGATGTCGTTAAGTTGGTCTTGCTTGCTAGTACGCACTAGCTTGACGCTTTGTCTAGTGCAGTGGACCCAACGTGGAAAAGGCCAAGGAGGTTGAGGAACGATGACCACTAGATCGCTACCCTCTATCTTCACGACTGTACCTACTTCCTTATTGGGGAACCGCACTCGGTCCCCGACTTGCATGGGCTAGCTCTTGTAAGCCTTCAGCACCTCAGCGTACTTCTGCTTGTAGTGCCTGAACTTCTCAGCATCGTGTGCATCTTTGAGACCTTGACGCATGGAGTACTTAATCATGCAACCCTTGAGAAACCCTAAGAACTCCTCATGAGTAAGCATGGACTCCATCACTTCCCACGGTTGCACGGGCATGTTCTTATAGTGATTGCCGCCAACCTGCATTGCATCTGCTGATGCTTGTACCTGCGCTGTCTTGGGGGGTCTGCCCCTGCGCTTTGCTGTAACCATGTTATTCCTCGTTATTTAATATGTAATAAAAGCCAGTATCTTTAGTCTTTACACCCACACCATCGAGATACGTTTCAGGATCAACAAGTTTAAGCATGCCGAGTTTAGAACGCACATCGAAAGGTAGTGTTTGATGAGTATACACTGCGCTATTGACATTGTCAACAATAATATAAGTGTCGTCACGTTGTATAACAATCCTCCCTGCTTGCATGTTTGTAATTCGATTCTTCAACTCTGTAGCTTTGCTATCTACCATTGCTGCTTCTAAATACTTCTTACCTAGAACCTCATACCAGGGGCGGTGTGCATACACTTCGGGATTAGCTATAAAGTCCTCTGTCATCTTAGGACGTAGATCCCACGCCGCGTTAGTCATCTTGCGCTCGGCAGACATGCTTAGTTCTGTTGCTACCTTTGCTAGTTGTTGCTTAGCATCTACGATTAGCTCACCGTTTGTCTTTGCACCAAACTCCTTAAGCACAGTAGTTACAGCGATAGATACCTTGCCCGTTGTCTTGTGATCCCTGCGATCTAGCTTGCTGTTAATACGGTCGTTATATAACTTGAACTCGTCTACCCGCTTGGTCGAGCTTACTCGATAGTTATAATTAAGTGTATGGTCCAACTTGCCTAGCTTCTCTTCCCCATCGAACACATCGAAGGCAGATATAAACCCCGAACTTACAAACCCTGAACCTACAAATCTCCACAGCGGACGCTTCGCGGCAAGCGTCTCAAGAAGTTTAAGCATGCCGTGACGTAGATAAGGTCTAACGGGTTGAAAGATCCTGCCCATCCTATTAGCTTGTCGCTCCTTCTCCTCGTTATAAACGGCAAACTCATCTACAAGTTTAGGTGGCATGAAGTGTACGTTCTTATACACAGGGTGATACTCAGGTAGATCGTAGTCAGTGGGGCGCGAAGTCTCGTAAGAGTTATCCTCTCTGGGGGGTAGTTGCATGATTGTCATATCAGTTCCTCTCAGGTTTACCAGCAGCCTTACACATTGCATACATGCCATTAGGAATAAGAGCCAACCTAACCGGCGATTCGTCAGGGGTGTATACATGTTTTGTATACGCTTTAGTTTCGCTATGCCATTGTGTTTCGTACACCTCACAATCACTAAGTAGATTCATAACCTTTACTGCTACGTCAACATCTACAACGAATGACCTGCCACTGCCTGACAGCTCCAACATAACTCTCGTGTTGTCCATAACCCACTCCTTACTTATTAACTGTGACATGTATAGCTGACCCAAAAGCTGGAACAGCTTGCGCGTTATCTGCAATTGCCCACAGGACAGGTGATACCCAATCTTCTGCCGGACCACCCCAATCACTGCCGACATAACCATCGGTAAACACAATACATAGTTCAGCATCGATGTGCTTCTCCTTCATATACTTAGCGATGCAGCTAGGGCTAGTGCCGCCCCCACCCTTGGGCCTAGTTGATGATGACAGTAGCTCAAGGTTGCTGTCGGTATATGTCTCGTGATTAGCGATGCGTGTGTCCCAGTAGAGCAGGTGCAGGTTGCTTGGTCGTACCTCCTCACAGATAGACTGGATCTCAGTCAGGAATGCAACTAGCTCCTTATCACCAATAGAACCTGATGTATCCACAGCAATGACCAAGTCCTTCATCTGCTCACCGATCAGCACAGGCATGTAGATGTCATGCTCAAGCATGCGACGGTTGAGCCTGCGCCACGAGGTGCGCGTCTTGTCTGGACACGCTTGCTTGATAAAGAACCGCAACTGCTCGCGCCAATCAACTTGGGGAGCAAGCAACTCTTGTAGCTGTCGATAGAGGTCGCCGCTTGTATTACCCTTCTTCTTGTTGTGTGCGATCATGCCTTGGCGTATGGCAGTGTTGATCTGCTCTTCTAGCTTCTCCTTATCCTCTTCACTCCTAGCGTTCGCTGCATCCCAGTCATGCTCATCCATACTAGGTTGGTTGCCTTGGCTAGGTTGCCCCTGCCCCTGCTGTGGTGTGCCTTGTCCTTGTCCTTGCTTCTGCTTGCGTAGCAAGTCATAGATCTGCTTGCTGTTCATACCCTTATACTTGTGATCGAACAGTGCGATCTTGGGCATCTTGATGACTACCCCTTGCTTGTCCGTATCCCACAGCAGGTAGTTGATGAGGTAGTCGCATGCCTTGTTAGCACACTCGGCATCTTCCTTGTATAGCTTCTTGTAGATAGTGAGGTGCTTGAAGGCTTTGTGCAGCATCTCGTGCAACCTGACGAAGGCGATCTCCTTATCGCTAAGAGACTCAAGGAATGGCAGTGAGTACTCCTCGTTAAGCCCATCGGTCCTTGCAGTGAACTGCTTGTCCAGTATGCGTATCTCACCCAGTGATAAGAACCCAGACCACAGTGCGAACCTATCCTCACGCATGATGCTGATGTTGACCTTGGTCATGCGCCTTGACTGTGCAGCTAGCCTCTGCTCAGTGGTTAGTGCCAGTGCTTGCGTTGCTTGCATATAGCCTCCTGTTATTAAAGCCACTCGTATGAACTGATGATGCTGTCTACCTTGGTCTTGATCTCCTTGCGGACAGAGGCACTCTCCTTGATGTCGTCTATCCTCACCCCTGACAGCGTGCGCTCCAAGTCCTGCCGTGCTTGTTCCAAGTTAGGATCTGATGTGATGTTGAACGCAGTAAGCAGTGCACATAGCTCGTGTGCATTAGTCAACATGCTGTCGTGATACCGCTTCTTCTTATCTTCTTGCTCAGCAGGTGCATCGGTCATGCGATCTGAGAGGTGCTTCAGTGTCTCGTGCAACCTACCCCACGCATCCTTCATCGCTTCACCTATCCTGCGGTTAGCCTCGGCCTCGTAGTTTGTAGCTAGCTCTTGCATCACCTCGTTGTGTGTGTCGAGTATGAAGTGTCCTGCTTGTGGCACAGGGGTGAAGGCATACCTGAAGCTGAACTTGCGAGAGACCTCATCAACTGACGGGTAGTCATCACGGTTGAAAAACCCACCGGTCTTGAATGCTGCTACGGATACGAGGTTAGGATAAGCATCGACGAATGTCCGCACCAGTGCGGAGACGTTCCCTTCCATCTGGTTGAGTTGCTGCTTGTAGGCAAAGAAGTTCTTCATCGGTAGTAGTCTCGGACCCTTCTCTGCCCACGGCAGCGTCTGCGCTATGTGCCACACGCGAACCTTCGCAACGTAGTCATTGATGTTCTTGAGCAGGGATGTACCTGCCATGAGGTTCTTGTTGACGCGAGCGGCATCGCTCTCGGTTGCGTTGTTATCTGCAACGATCTTCGCGGATTGCTGCTTGTCCAACTTATATGCAGTCCACGTTGAGATGTTGAGTTCGACAAGTACTGCGTTAGCTAGGATAGTCATGCTATGTTCTCCTTGGTTTGTTTAGAGTAAGTCTTGGTTCTCGGCACACCACGCACTGAACCGAGGGTTACTGAACGCAATGTGTTGCTTGTCTGGGTCTTTAGCTACTGATATGCAGAAGCATGCAGTCCAGTCAGGGTTGAGGCGCACCACGTACTGCATGAAGGGATCCACGGTCTCCTTGCTCAGCATGTCGATCATGCCGTAGACGAGTATGGCTTGAGCACCTGACTCGGTGGGCACTCGTGCAGCGGTTGGGTTAGTGACTAGTGTCTCCATCGGAGGGAGTTGATCCGAGAACTGCAAATACGCCGCGAACGAATCCGCGAAGGCATCACCTGCTGTACCTGCAAGTGCGGCATGCACTGCGTTGGGTGTCAACTGCTTGCGTCTATGCACGATGTTAGAGGCACGAGACAGCGTGCGCGGTGAGACAGCAGACATGGTGGGCTTGCGAGGGTTGAAGATGTATGGGTTGCTACCCTGCCCAGGGTCTCGGTAGGATGCTAGCGAGTCGGGGAACATCTTGACCCATGCACGCACCTCTCTTGCTATGTTGTTTGCTGCTGCCCACAGTAGCCACTCATCGGCATCGGGCTTGCGTACCTTTACCTCTGATATACGCTGAATGGTATGCGCCTTGAGGTTGTCACCTACACCATCGGTGCGGAAGTTACCTGTTAGGAATACGAGGGATCCTTCGGGTAGGGGTCGGTCTGCAAGGCGAGGGGCATTCTCTTCTAGCAGTGGATGTAGCATGTTCTTCACAGGGTCTGCACCCTTACCAAACTCATCGAGGCAGATGACTACCTTCTTGTTGGTATGCAGTTTGAACCTACCATTGGGTAGGTATTCGAGGATTTTTGACTCTTTGTTGGGGACGGGTATAGCTGTATCGCCAAGTTCTAGGGAGGGCACATCGACATAGGTGAACTCATACTCCTCGGCAGGTAGCAGTTGCGCTAAGGGTTTGAGGATTGAGGACTTGCCAATCCCAGGCTCACCCACGAGACAGAAACGATTCTCAGGGACGGAAACGATGAGGGATGCTGCCTCGGCTAGTGATACGTAGCGGTCTTTGGTTACTGTGGTGTCATCCATAAATACTCCTTGGTTGTTTGTTGTTCGTCATTAGTTGCTACTTGTAGGGATTGAACTTCTCAACGGCTACTGACTCGATGTCCCAATCGTTAGCATCGAAGGTGCTCATCTGGTCTACCCAATCGTTCTCGTATGCTTCTTCTAACTGCTCAAGGGCTAACTCTTCTGCCTCCTTGGGGTCTTGTGCATCGACAACGATCTTGATTGTGGGAATGACGTTGTACGTAAATTCGACTACATAAGACTTCATGCTTTTACCTCCTCTGGTATCTCCACTTCGTCGCCTAACTTACTTGCTACGTAACACCGCATAGCAGCAACTAGGGGCGTGGGGCCGTAACTAAGCGGCTCGTTAAGCACTCCGTATTGATATTTTCTAGCGCACCAACCCGACGGTTTGGCATTCGCACCCTCGGCGTAACTGTCGCGGAAAGACAGCATCACGCTTATCCCCTCCCGCTCAATGATCGGGCCTGCCTGCGCCCAGTCGGTTGACGGTAGGTACGCATCGACAACCTGGAAGTAATCCATGTTATGCCCTTCACACTTCGCCACTGCCCAATCAAGGGCAAGTCCTGTTAGTTCACTCGTTTTCATACACTCTCCTCGATTGATTCAACATCCCAAGAGCTGTCGTCAATATGCGTTGGCTGCGTGGCTAGGAACTCAAGCTCTTGCCACGCCTTATCTTCCGCCTCGTCTCTCGACTCAGCCTCGACGGTTACGATGATGTACGACGCCCTTCTGAACTCGACTTCAAACTTCTTCATCGCACTAACCCTCCTTTGTTGTTCAACCCTTGCAGATCTTGCTTGTTGGTTATCAGCATGTAGTTGCTCTTGTGCAGGGGTGCTATGCACCATGCTTTCCGCGCATCGATTGCCGCTTGCTCGCGGCAGTCCCAACAGAATCCCGCTAGGGTGTGCACAGGGTCGTGCAACTCGTCGCCGCATTCACGGCAGTGTAAGAAACGTACCATCTAGATCGCTCCTGTTAATGTAAGAACTATTGTGACTAAGAGCATAGCTACAACGAATCCACCGACGAAGTTGTCATCAATCATGTTGCCTCCAGAAGATTACATTATACCACATCGTAATAATTACGATGTAACACAGTGTAAGATAGAGCCTAGTCACGCAGGGTGTAGGCAGGGGTTGTGTAAGAGGGGTGTAAGAGAAAACAGGCTTTGTAAGAGAATCGTCATAAGATTTATAAGTGGACTTACGCGATTTTCGTGTTTGAAATCAATAAGTTGCGAGCGTAGTGTAAGTAAGTAAGTAGTTTTTCCTATATATATAAGAGTTGCCCAGAAGTTATAACGGGGGAGGACTGCACTTGGCGAGAGGCTTGCGACCCCAGACCCCTGCATATTTCCCGAAAAAAGCCTTACATCTTACATTAGCAGTCTAAGTTGTTGATTCTAAAGGGAAACATAGTGTAAGAGGGAGTGTAAGACTCCCTCCCGTGTTCTTACAATACTGCTTTGTCTGCTGCTTCGCCTAACATTAGGCGTGCGTTGTACTGCGAGGATGTTTCTTGTAAGGAATCTAACAATGCCTTGTGGTGCAATGTAATCTCTGCATCTTGGCGCAGTTTTTCCATACGCTTGATGAACTTGTCGAACTCTTTCTGTACATCATAAACACTTACAATCTCAGGCTCAGGCTTGGCGTCATCCCAAGCGGTATTCATAAGATCTTGCTCATATTGCTCGGTGAACTCGATCTCAGTCTTACGATGTCTGAGGCTCTTGCTCTTAGCATCCCATTGGAATGCACCGAACTTCTCAAGGTATGCTACTAGTGAGTTACGACGAACACCCTTGGGGCAAGCCTCGAAGAGGCGTTGTCCGATTGTGATGTCGCCATGCACCAATGAGTAGCCAATCGCTTGCACTGCCGCATCTTGAATCATGCGGGTCAACTTGACCCCTGCGCGTCCAATGCTTGCGATGTCCTTGGTAAGGATTGCGGTAGGTTTGAGTGCCATGATAATTTCCTTAAGTTAGTAGTTGATAGACTGCTAATGTAAGACCCGCGCAGGGTATGGGCTACCAAGGTTTGACCTAGTAGCTTTGCCTGCGCGGATTGGCAACGGGTACTTCGATTACAGTTTTCTTGCTTGGGTCAGTGGCTTGGTACACGCCCAATCCCGCTTTTTGACGGGTTGCAACTTTCGATCCGGCCCGATCAACGCTTGCGCGTTTCGTTAGCGTATCGCTATTTGCGAAGGGGGAATTTCGGTCGTTCCTGTCGCGTTGTGCACCCCTTTAGGCTTTGACCTTAACCGTACCAGTGTACAGCGATCGATCGCCACCTAAAGCAAGGCTCCCCTCTCCCCTCCCCTTTGACGTTGTTTCGCGTTGGCGGGAGGTTTTCCGTTGATCGCCCATTGGTGGGCTTGGTTGGAATGTACCACAATCCGCCCCTATACGTAAGAAAATAAATATAATGTAATACCACCGTACCCCGACCCCCCCAAACTGGCTTTGACGGCCCCGCCACGCTCATACATACTGTGCCGCTCATCCCATCACTCCAAATAAAATTACCCCCCCTACCTATTCAAATTTCACCACAATTATCTTACCCCCTTATATAGAAACACCCCCCGGTAAGGAGTCACAACCTCCTCTTGCAAAAATTATTAATTACATATACATTCAGCCATCCCAATCTCGGTGCCCTTATTCCCGTGATTAAAATAGAACCCACCACAGATAGACCTATACCGTTTGATCTCTCTTCAGAGACCCCCGACCATATAAAAGAAAAAATGATTGTTGCGGGGGATACGGCGTTGCTGCTCCATGAGTTGGGCATGCCGCTAGAGATGGACCCCAATGACCAAGCCAAAGCCGAAGAGTTATTCAGGCAAGCTGGTAAGGTGCTTCCAGCAAGAAAAGTAAAGAAAGAATTAATGAAGGGCGGCGTAGCCGCAACCCTAAGAACTATTATTAATAAGTATGACTCCCCAGTGTTTGCCGATGTTGTGCAAGCACGTCAATTTATTACCGCTAAGTTAGTAGAACTTGCAACGTGTGGGGATACTAAAATAGAAATTAAAGCCCTAGAGCTTTTAGGTAAGCATAGTGATATTGGTGTATTTACTGAGCGCAGCGAGATAACCATTACTCATAAAAATTCTGCTGACTTAGAAGCAGAAATAAAAGAACGTATTAAACGTTTATTAGTAGGTGGTGCTACTGACGTAGAAGTAATTCCTGCGACAGATTTAGATGAAGAGTTGGGTGTTGCAAAACCAGTAATGGCTTCTATTGATGAATTAGAATGACTATTAATATACCGCAACAATCAGATCCAGCAAGTTTATCTGCATTATTAAATAATATATCTGGATTACCTGAAAGTGATTTACGCGATTTAAATATTCGACTGCAAAAACTTGAGCAGTTAAAAGAACAAGAAGTATGTAGAGAACGATTTATTCGGTTTGTAAAACGAGTTTGGCCTACGTTTGTAGATGGTCGGCACCATTTACGTATGGCTGCGGCGTTTGAAAGAGTTGCTGAAGGTAAAACAAAACGATTAATAATAAATATGCCGCCTCGTCATACCAAAAGTGAGTTTGCTTCTTATTTACTTCCGGCGTGGTTTTTAGGTAAATTTCCAAATAAAAAAGTAATTCAAACTGCCCATACTGCTGAATTATCTGTAGGTTTTGGACGAAAGGTGCGAAATCTTGTCGATCAAGACGTATATAAAGACATATTTCCAACAGTTGGCCTACAAGCGGACTCTAAAGCTGCTGGCCGGTGGGCGACTAACAAGGGTGGAGAGTATTTTGCTATTGGTGTGGGAGGTGCTGTTACGGGTAAAGGTGCTGACCTACTCATTATTGACGACCCGCACTCGGAACAAGAAGCTGCCTTAGCTGCAACTAACCCAGAAATCTACGATAAGGTGTACGAGTGGTACACATCCGGGCCAAGACAGCGCCTACAGCCTGGGGGAGCCATCGTTATTGTTATGACACGCTGGGGTTTGCGGGATTTAACGGGGCAAGTTGTTAAAAATGCCGCCCAAAGAGGGGGAGATGAGTGGGAAGTGATCGAATTTCCTGCTATTTTACCTTCTGGAAACCCACTTTGGCCTGAATTTTGGTCTTTAGACGAGCTTTCTGCGCTAAAAGAGGAGCTTCCAAACAGCAAATGGCAGGCTCAGTACCAACAACAGCCTACTTCTGAAGAAGGTGCCATCGTCAAACGCGAATGGTGGAAGGTATGGGAGAAAGATGACCCTCCAAACTGTAACTTTATCATTCAGTCGTGGGATACGGCGTACGAAACGACTAATCGTTCGGACTATTCTGCGTGTACAACGTGGGGTGTGTGGACAACTGAGGAAGATCAGACAAACATTATCCTCTTAGACGCGTGGAAATCGCGGATGGAGTTTTTCCAGTTAAAGCAACGGGTGCTTGAGTTGTATAAAGAGTATGAACCCGATGCACTTATTGTAGAAAAGAAGGTATCAGGTATCTCTCTATATCAAGAGTTGCGTCGGATGGGTGTGCCTGTGTCAGAGTTCACTCCCAGTAAAGGTAACGACAAGATAACTAGACTTAATTCGGTGTCTGACATCATACAGTCAGGGCGGGTATGGGTGCCTAACACACGTTGGGCTGAAGAACTTATTGATGAGATTGCAGCTTTTCCCGCAGGCGAGCATGATGACTATGTGGACGCAACTACGTTAGCATTAGCACGTTTTAGGAATGGGGGTTTTTTACGTCTCCCAAGCGACGAGCCAGATGAGGTCCAGTACTTTAGAGGCTTTCGCGGTGCTAAACGTGGATATTACTTAAGTTAGGACAGATCATGGCAATCAGTAAAGCACTTTATGAAATGCCTGAAGGCATCGAGATGTTGGCGCAGCAAGAAGCCCCCATCGAGATTGAAGTTGAGAACCCCGAAAGTATGAGTATTGGTGTGGGTGGGGTGGAGATTGAACTTGTGCCAGATGAGCCTTCGGCTGAGGACTTTGACGCTAATCTTGCAGATTTCATGTCTGAAGCTGACTTACAGAAGCTATCTTCTGATCTGATGGAGTTAGTTGAGGCTGATATTAATAGTCGCAAAGACTGGGTTGATACGTATGTCAAGGGTTTGGATGTTCTTGGCCTTCGGTACGATGAGGTGACTGAGCCTTGGGATGGCGCTTGTGGGGTGTTCTCTACGTTGCTGACTGAGTCGGCGATTCGCTTCCAGAGCGAGTCTATTATGGAGACATTCCCCGCGCAAGGTCCGGTTAAGACCAACATCATTGGAGCTTGGAACCCACAAGTCGAAGAAGCTGCCAAGCGGGTACAGGCTGATATGAACTATCAGCTTACGGACAAGATGCCTGAGTACCGCAGTGAGCATGAACGTGCTCTGTGGGGTGTTGCCCTTGCGGGGTCATCGTTTAAGAAAGTCTACTACGATCCGTCGCTTGAGCGACAGGTGTCTTTCTATGTTCCTGCTGAAGATGTCATTTTGCCTTATGGTGTGACAAACATTCGACGTACAGACCGCCTCACTCATGTGATGCGTAAGACTAAGAATGACATTAAGCGGTTGCAGGTCAGTGGGTTTTATAGGGACATCGACCTTGGTGAGCCTGACCCCAGTCAGACAGATATTGAGAAAGCCAAGGCGCAGAAAGAAGGTCAGCAGCCCACCCGCGATGAGCGGTATCAGATCTATGAGATCCACGCTGAGTATGACTTGCCGGGGTATGAGGAAGAGTTGCCGGTGCCCTACGTCATTACGATTGATAAAGGCACTAATAAAGTACTCGCCATCCGTCGCAACTATCGGGAAGATGACTCACAGAAACGTGCGCGTCAGCACTTTGTGCACTATATGTATATACCTGGGTTTGGAGCGTATGGCTTCGGGTTGATACATATTATTGGTGGTTATGCCACCGCAGGTACGATGTTGATCCGTCAGCTTGTGGATGCAGGCTCACTGTCTAACCTCCCCGGCGGTCTTAAGTCCAGAGGACTACGCATTAAAGGTGATGACACGCCGATAGCTCCCGGTGAATGGCGAGATGTGGATGTGCCTGGAGGTGCTATACGAGACAACATCCTGCCGCTGCCGTATAAAGAACCAAGTCAGGTCTTATTAGCACTGCTTAATCAGATTACTGAAGAAGCGCGACGGCTCAGTGGTATGGCTGATATGAAGATCAGCGACATGTCGAGTCAAGCTCCGGTGGGTACAACGCTGGCTCTCTTAGAGCGACAGCTCAAGACGATGGGTGCAGTACAGGCTCGCATCCATGCGGCAATGAAGGAAGAGTTCAAGCTCCTCAAAGAGATCATCCGCGAGTACACCGCACCGGACTATAGCTATACACCACAAGATGGCACCCCACAGGTTAAGGCTGAGGACTACGACATCATTGAGGTCATACCCGTCTCTGACCCTAACGCCTCGACCATGGCTCAGCGGGTGGTGCAGTACCAAGCGGCACTTCAGTTAGCTCAAGGGGCACCTCAGCTTTATGACCTCCCACGGCTGCATAGGCAGATGCTCGATGTGTTGGGTATTCCCAATGCTGATAAGTTGGTACCACTACCTGACGATCAGACGCCTAAAGATCCTGTGACGGAGAACATGAACGCGCTAAAAGGCACACCGCTAAAAGCCTTTATTTATCAGGACCACCAAGCGCATATCTCAACGCACATGGCGTTCATGCAAGATCCTAAGATTGCTGCAACGATTGGTCAGTCTCCGATGGCGCAGCAGATGCAAGCTGCGATTATGGCTCATGTCTCTGAGCATCTTGGGTATGCTTACCGTCAAGAGATTGAACAACGTGTCGGTGCGCCCCTACCTGGACCGGAGCAGAAGGTGTCCGAAGCTGAAGAGCTTGCGATGGCGAAGTATGTGGCTGAAGCTGCACAACAAGTCCTACAGATTCATCAAGCACAAGCTGCACAGCAACAGTCTCAGGCAATGGCAGCAGATCCGCTGGTTCAGATGCAGCAACAAGAGTTGCAGATCAAGGCAATGGAGCAACAACGCAAAGCCGCTAAAGATCAGGCAGATATGGCACTTGCTCAGGGTAGGTTACAGAACGAGCAGCAGCGTATCCAACTTGAAGCTCAGAAGGAAAACATTCGTCTGCAAAGCCAAGATCGTAGGGATGATAAGAAAATACAAGCTGACTTACTTAAATCTGCTATGAAACGAGGTGGTTGATGACTTATGAACGGCAGATGCTTGAGCATTTGAGTAAGCGGCTGATAGAGCGGGAGGAGTCCATCAAGGACTCTTTAGTGGGAAGCGGAGCGAAAGACTTTGCTGAGTATAGAAATTTGTGTGGCGTTATCCAAGGTCTGCGCCTAGCAAAGATGGAAATCCAAGACCTTGTGCAACGTTATGAGGAATTTGAAGATGAATGACACAGCGGAGGCTGTTATTGAAGCGGCACAACAAAAAGCAAAGCAGTTACCTGTCCCTAAAGGGTACAAGATCCTGTGCACTATACCTGACTACGAAGAAAAGTTTGATAGCGGGATCGTAAAAGCGGACATTACGATTAAGCATGAAGAGCTGCTTACTAATGTGCTGTTTGTCGTAAAGCTAGGAGATCTTGCCTACGCTGATCCGTCTCGTTTTCCTAGCGGTCCTTGGTGTAGAGAGGGCGACTTTATTTTAGTTAGAGCCAATACAGGTACTCGGATCATGATCCATGACCGAGAGTTTCGTTTGATTAACGATGATTCCGTCGAAGCGGTGGTTGAAGATCCCCGTGGTATCCGACGTGCTGCGTGAGGTGAACTATGGCAATGGATAAAGAAGAGTTTAAGTTTCCTGATGAAGCTGAAAAAGAGCCTAAACAAGAAGCTAAGGCGGACAGTGAGTTTGAGATTGAAATCGTCGATGACACTCCTCCAGAAGATAGAAATAGAAAACCTTTAGAGGAGCCTGTTGCTGAAGCTTCTGACGATGAGCTATCTAAATACGACGAGAGCGTACAAAAACGTATTAAGAAAATAACTCATGGTTATCATGACGAGCGTCGGGCTAAAGAAGTAGCTTTGCGTGAACGTGAAGAGGCTTTGAAGTTTGCTCAACAGCTAATTGATGAAAACAACCGCCTCAAAAAAGACCTCGGTAGTAATACCGATGTGCTCGTTAAAACGGCTAAGAATACTGCTGAGTTAGAGCTTGACCAAGCTAGAAAAGCTTATAAGTCTGCATATGACGCTGGGGATGCCGATCAAATCGTAGCAGCACAAGAAGCATTAACTGTTGCTAAATTAAAACTTGAACGGATTAGCAATTTCAAACCAACCCCTTTACAGGAAAGACAAATTCCTGTAAATATGCAACCACAATCCGCACCAGAGCCGTCTCCTGACCCGAAAGCACTTGCATGGCGTGACCAAAATCGGTGGTTTGGGCAGGACGAAGAGATGACCAGCTTTGCTCTGGGGCTGCATGAGAAATTGGTCAAAAACGGTGTTGACCCGACTTCAGATGAGTATTATGAACGCGTCAACTCTCGTATACGCGAGAAGTTCCCTGAGAACTTTGAGAGTGTAAAAGAGGAAAAACCTCGACGTAGTAACGTAGTAGCTCCAGCGTCTCGTAGCGTTGCCCCCAAGAAAATCACGCTCACCCAAACGCAGGTAGCTTTAGCGAAGAAGTTAAAAATTCCTCTTGAACTGTACGCTCGCAAAGTAGCGGAAGGGATGACACAAAATGGCTGATTCTAAAACGATTGAAAACCGCGTAAACCGCGAATTAGATACCCGTGCAAAAGCAGAGCGTCCTCGCACTTGGGCACCCCCCACGTTGCTGCCTGACCCTACACCTGAGCCTGGGTACAAATATCGTTGGGTTCGAGTCTCCATGATGGGCCAATCTGACCCACGTAATGTGTCAACAAAACTCCGTGAAGGCTGGGAACCTGTAAGAGCTGAAGATCATCCTGAGATTTCTGGTTATCTGGATAACGATAATCAGCGGTTTAAGGACAACATTGTTGTTGGCGGTTTGATGCTTTGCAAAACCCCGGTAGAACTCGTTGAGCAACGTAATGCGTATTATCAAGCGCAAGCAGATGCTCAGATGCGCTCTGTCGATAATTCATTCATGCGCGAGAACGATCCGAGGATGCCTCTGTTTTCAGAGCGCAAGACTTCGGTGACATTCGGACGTGGCAATCCACAATCTTAGGAGTAATTCCAAATGGCTTACCCGACTGTAGACAAGCCCTATGGCTTGAAGCCGATCAATCTGATCGGTGGTCAGGTGTTTGCTGGAGCAACTCGTCAGCGTCGTATCGCATCCGGTGCTTCTAGCATTGGTTTTGGTGACCCCGTTATTTTTGTTAACGACGGCACCATCGCTGTATCGACCTCGACAACTGCTGCACCAGCCACCGGTTTTGCTGGCGTCTTTCTAGGCTGTCAGTTTGTTTCGTCTGTTACTGGACAACCCACATGGTCGCAGTCATGGATCAGCGGCACTTCGGTGAAGGCTAACACCTTTATCTATGCTTATGTCTGTGAAGATCCCGATCAGTTGTTCCAAGTTGCTGTTGTGACGGGAACCACGGTTGTTTCGACAACTTCGGGCCTTACCTACACCAACGTAAACAACAACGTCGCTTTGGTGGCTAACACCCTCAATACGACAACTGGCGATTCGCAGCAGGGCATCCTGTTGAGTTCCGCTGACGTAACGGCTTCTTTGCCTGTACGTATTGTTGATTTGGTGCCGGATACGGCGTTTACTTATAGTGGTACGGTTTACTACCCAGAGGCAATCGTTAAGTTCAATATGCCGAACATTAGCGGTTCTACCTTCCTCGGTGGTCATGCCTACTACAACCCAACCGGACTGTAAGGGGAAACTTAAATGGCTATTTCACGCGCACAACTACTGAAAGAGCTTCTCCCCGGCTTGAACGCACTGTTCGGTCTGGAGTATGCAAAGTACGGCGAAGAGCACAAAGAGATCTACGAAACCGAGACCTCCGAGCGTTCGTTTGAAGAGGAAACCAAGCTGTCTGGCTTCTCCGCCGCTCCGGTGAAGAACGAAGGCGCTGCGATTGCTTATGACAACGCGCAAGAAGCTTGGACCGCCCGCTATACGCACGAAACAATTGCACTTGGCTTTTCGATCACTGAAGAAGCGATTGAAGATAACCTGTACGACAGCTTGTCTGCTCGTTACACCAAGGCACTTGCTCGCGCTATGGCTTACACCAAGCAGGTTAAAGCTGCTGCTGTGTTGAACAATGGTTGGTCTGCTGCTGTTACTTATGGTGACGGCCAATCCCTGTTCTCAACGGCTCACCCGCTTGTGTCTGGGGGTACTAACAGCAACACGACCGCAACGGGCGTGGACCTCAACGAAACGTCGTTGGAAAACGCTGTGATTCAGATCGCAGCATGGACTGATGAACGTAGTTTGTTGATTGCTGCTAAGCCTCGCAAGCTTATTGTTCCTCCTGCTTTGATGTTCGTGGCAACACGCCTGTTGGAAACCGAACTCCGTGTCGGTACTAACGATAACGACATCAACGCGTTGAAGAACAATGGTTCGATTCCTGAAGGTTACACCGTTAACCACTTCTTGACCGACACCAACGCTTGGTTCCTTACGACTGATGTTCCTAATGGTCTGAAGCATTTTGTACGTACACCGTTACAAAATTCAATGGATGGCGATTTCGACACCGGGAATGTCAGATATAAAGCGAGAGAAAGGTACTCGTTTGGAGTGAGCGATCCGTTGGGTATTTACGGTTCCCAAGGAGCCTAATACCAATAAAATCAAGTACTTAGCTTGATTTGGAAGCCACCTTCGGGTGGCTTTTTCTTTGTTTGTTGACAATGTTGGTTCCTTTTGGTACATTACGGATATGGCTTTGTAACGGAGGGAATATGGAACAGGTCATTTACAAAATCATCAACGTAGTCAACAACAAGTTTTATGTAGGCAGCACAACAAACAAGAAAGTGCGCTTTAGACAACACCGTAAATTACTTCGCGGTAATAGGCACCACTGCAAACATTTGCAAGCAGCGTGGAACAAATATGGTGAAGATAAGTTCGAGTTTGTGATTGTTGAGGTTGTTCCAGAAACTATGCCTCTTCAACAGATAGAAGATATTTATCTACTTCAACATGTTGGTCAGCCTATGTGCTATAACTCTGGATATTCTGCGGACGCGCCTTGGCGCAACGCCCCGCCAGAAACTACGCCAAACTTTGGCAAAGTAATGGCAGAGCAACAAAAAGAAAAAATTTCTACAACTCTTAAAGAGTTTTATGCTGCGGACTACTTTAACCACCCTCGTGTTGGGAAAAAGCATACCGAAGAAGCACGGTTAAAGATTCGACAGAACAGAACCCCTACTGCCGGGGAAAATCACTATCGATACGGTAAAACGTTATCCGACGAAACAAAAGCAAAGATTGGTGCGACGCAACGCGGCAAACCAAAAGCAGAGGGGCGTAAAGTTTCAGAAGAAGGGCGCTTAAAGATTCGCGCAAACATCGAAGCAGGTCGTAGTCATATGCACTGGCTAGGACGTAAACATACTGAGGAAGCAAAAGAAAAAATGAGCAAAACTGTATTCGTTATGCCTGACGGCATTTTATTTCCAAGTCTTACTGCAACACTCAATTACTATGGAATGCAGATGCCGACCCTTCGTAGGGCTTTAATATCCGGCAAACCTTTAACAAAAGGACGCTTAGCGGGGTATAGTTTCAAATACGGCGGTGTTGATTCAAAACCTACTGAAAACGATCTAGCACTAATTCGCGCAAAGCTTATTGACACAACCCCCACAACCTGATAAAAACACATTATCTGGGAAAACCCAGCTTGCTAAACTGTCCCAGCAGACGATGCACCGATTGGCAAGCTACTTGTGCATAAGGATTTATCATGGCAGTTTCAACGACCCAAGCCATTTGGCGCTCTGGTGGCGGCGATCAAACACGTACCGCATATTGTGGCACCCCTCTTATGGTTGCCGAGTTTTACATTTCTGGCGCATCTGCTAACAGCGTAGCCGTCCAAGTTTCTTCTACTAACACCGCCCCGGTAATTCTTCCTGCTGGCGCAGTTGTTACTCAAATTAATGCTTTATGTGCTGCAACAGGCGGTACGACCCCCACGTTTGATATGGGTTGGATTGGGTATTCCGATACTTCAGCTTCTGACGACAATGGGTTAGTTGCTGCGGCTGTTGCTACGACAGGTAAGCTTGTGATTGATTTTGCTTCTGCTACCGCAGGGGATGACCTTAATACGATCATGTCTGCTACCCAGATGGTCAAAATCACTGGCGGGGGTACGACAGGTGATGCTCCCACGGGCGGCAGTATCACTGGGGAAATCTTCTACTACGTCACCGATCCTTACCTCGGTCAGCAAAACGTCTAATGACGGAGGCCAATTATGGCTATGCAAACAGACGTTAAGTCCTCTCATGTAGAGGCTACTGGCACTGCGGTATCTGGCAGGGTTCGTGTAAAGGGTTATCAGTGCCTCTCCGGGGGCACTGCTGGCGATATTATTTTCCGTGATGGTGGAGCAAGCGGTACGATCCGTTTGCAATTTAATATCCCAGCAAACACCAATAATCCTTTTGCTAACTTAATCCCCGGAGAGGGGATTTTGTTTACGACGGATGTACACGTAACGCTACCAACCTCAGCTAAGGTCACGGTGTTCTATGGCTAAGTCTCCTGCTTGGCAGCGCGATGATCTTATATACTTTGCTGGATTTTTTGATGGCGAAGGGTGTATTTCTATTACTCGCCAAAAGAAAACTTGGGGTGCTAAAGACCAGACATACTTTCATAGGTTACGTATAAACGTTGCCCAGAAAGACCCAACGGTTTTAAAGCAGCTTTATGATGTGGTTGGTGGCACAATACATTGCAATCGTGGCGTATGGAAATGGTACGCAGATGACGCAGCGGCTGTTCAGTTTTTAGAAACATTAACACCCTTTTTAAGAATTAAGAAAGCACAAGCTGAATTAGCACTTGAGTTTTCTAAAACTAAAAAGGGTGGTAAAGATTCTATAACAGCCGAAGTTTTTGAATTGCGTGAAAGGTTGTGTGTAGCTGTTCGCAAGGAAAAGGAGCGGCAATATGCCTAAAACCCCAGCATGGCAAAGGAAAGAAGGGAAGTCGCAAAAGGGCGGTCTTAATGCTAAAGGCCGTGCCTCTTACAATGCTGCAAATCCCGGTAAGCCTGGGTTAAAACCTCCGCAACCCGAAGGTGGCTCTCGCCGGGATTCTTTTTGCGCCCGAATGAAAGGCATGAAAAAGAAGCTAACCTCAGCCAAAACCGCTAACGATCCGAACAGTCGTATCAATAAGTCGTTAAGGGCATGGAAGTGTTGAGTCATGGAAACAGGTGCGCTCGTTTGGAATTTGATTACATCGTTCTTTGTGGCATTAGTTATGTTCATGATTAAGATGAACCATGATGAACAAAAGCGGATTCAGATTTTGCTAAACCGAACAAGAGAAGAAATCGCTCGTGACCACATCACTCGTGCAGAGGTTCGTGCAGACCTTGAAAGAATTATGGAACGCTTCGATGCAGGCTTTGAGCGGCTTGAAGCAAAGATTGACCAGCTTGCTAAGAAGGGGTAGAGATGCCAGCGGTCAGTGATAAGCAAGAGAAGTTCATGCAAGCTGTGGCTCACAATCCTAAGTTTGCAAAGAAGGTAGGTGTCCCTCAATCTGTTGGTAAGGAGTTTACGGGTATGAAAAAGATGAACATGGGCGGCATGGCCGCAAGCAAGATGGGCGCTGTTAAGACTGCTGCCCCCAGCAAAGACGGCATTGCTATGAAGGGTAAAACCAAAGGCAAGCAGATCAAGATGGCTGGCGGTGGCAAGATGCCCGCTATGAAGAAGGGCGGTTATATGAAGGGCGGGAGTTGCTAAAGTGATGGCGTCTCGCGGGATGGGGTGCATAGCCCCTTCTAAAATGCCCTCCGCTAAGCGTAAAGCTAGGCGGGACGATACTGATTTCGATCAGTATGCTGAAGGTGGCAAGGTCAATGCGGCAGGTAATTACACCAAGCCTGGGTTACGGAAAAAGATCGTAGCCCAAGTTAAAGCCGCAGCGACTCATGGCACTAAGGCAGGACAATGGTCCGCGAGGAAAGCTCAACTCGTAGCTAAGAAGTACAAAGAAGCTGGTGGGGGTTATCGTGATTAAGAAAACTAAAAAATTTAACTCAGGCGGTTCTACATTAGGTAGTTCTGTCTCTGGAAGTTTTCCTACAGCAAAAGCTTATAGTAGTGGTCCTTTAGGGATGTCTGCTTTTGAATCCTTTCGTAAAAGCCCTCAAGGGCAAAAATGGGCGGCAGAAATTGAAGGCGTAAAAAGCGAACGGGAACCAAGAGAACAAGTGATGACCTCAAAAGGTTCTGTCGATAGTGATGATGGGACTGAATCCAGAGATGAACAAACTCCTTTGCGTAAATCTGGACTTGAAAAAACAGCAAAGGAAAAATACGCTAAAGGTGGCTCAGTTGGTTCCGCCTCTAAACGTGGTGACGGTATAGCTCAACGTGGTAAAACGCGTGGAAAGATGGTGTAGTGAAAGCGCCGCAGCAAAGTTTAAAAGACTGGGGGGATCAGAAATGGCGGACCAAAAGTGGTAAACCGTCTAGCAAAACTGGCGAACGATACCTCCCGTCGGCGGCAATTAATGCACTTAGCCCTGCTGAATACGCAGCAACAACAAAGGCAAAGCGAGCTGGAAAAAGTGCAGGTAAGCAGTTTGTCAAACAACCGGCAAAAATTGCCGCAAAGACTGCGAGATATAGATGACCACTAGCGGCGCAACAGACTTCACCCCAGAATTTACGGAGATCGCTGAAGAAGCGTTTGAACGGGCTGGGCGTGAGATGCGCTCAGGTTATGACTTGCGGACTGCTCGCAGGTCGATGAATTTACTGACGATAGAGTGGGCAAATCGTGGCATTAACATGTGGACGATTGAACAAGGGACTGTTAACCTTGTACAAGGCACTGCGACGTACGATCTACCGAACGACACCATTGACCTGCTTGAGCACGTTATAAGGACAGGAGCTGGAAATTCCTCAACGCAAGCTGACCTTACACTTACAAGGATTAGTGTCTCCACCTACGCCACAATCCCAAACAAACTTGCTCAAGCCAGACCGATACAGATTTACGTCCAACGGCTCTCTGGACAGACCTACCCAGCCACAAGCAACTACGAACCCTCAGACACGGCAAACCCCCGATTCACAGTTTGGCCTGTCCCTGACCAAGGCACGCAAGCCTCTCCGTACTACCAAGTAGTTTATTGGCGCATGCGCCGTATACAGGATGCTGGGTCTGGTATCCAGACGCCTGATATGTCATTTAGGTTTTACCCCTGCTTGATGGCAGGGCTGGCTTATTACATTGCCCAGAAGATTCCTGAAGGTCAAGAGCGTTTGCAGTTTTTACGGGCTGAGTATGAACAGCAGATGACCTACGCTACTGGCGAGGATCGTGAAAAAGCAGCTGTTCGGTTTGTCCCCCGGCGCATGTATTTGGGCAACACCGGGAGCTTCTGATGCCTAATCAGTTTGCCTCTGGTAAATGGGCGATAGCGCAGTGTGATCGGTGCAACTTTCGTTTTAAGCTAAAACAGCTTAAGACCTTGGTTATTAAGACCAAAAACGTTAATATCTTGGTGTGTCCTGAATGTTGGGAGCCTGACCAACCACAGTTGCAACTTGGGATGTACCCTGTCTATGATCCGCAAGCTATTCGCAATCCAAGACCTGATGCGCCATCTTATTATGTTCCAGCTCCTGGCGGAGATGGTGGCTCTCGTGTCATTGAGTGGGGCTTTAATCCTGTGGGCATGGCACGATGGTTCGACGCTGCCCTGACGCCAAATCACTTGGTCAGTTTTGCAGAAGTTGGTTCAGTTACCGTTTCTTAGGAGTCCATGATGGATAAGAAAGATTTAGCGCAAGACAAAAAGATGGTAGCCGGTGCAGTGCACAAGCATGAACGTGCCAAGCATAAAGGTCAGCCCCTGACTAAGCTCAAGAAGGGTGGCCCTACGGGTATGGATATGCGGAAAATGGGTCGTAACTTGGCTCGCGCACGTAACCAGGGGTAAGACATGGCTAAGTACAGTATGAAAAAAGGTGGGAAAGAAGTTGGTCCTGCCTCAACTTATGCAGAGCCGCATACCATGGCTGGTAAAAAGACTAAGGTTGAAGCTAACCCAGGTTCTGGTCCAGACCACCGCAATACCGACACGCTGCGTATGAGCGTTGGTGCTTATACCAACCGTGAGAATAATGCAGTCAAGACCTCTGGGATCAAGATGCGTGGTGCAGGTGCTGCGACTAAAGGTACGATGAGCAGGGGACCAATGGCGTGAATTACAGCCAGCTCGTTACAGCGGTTCAGGATTATGTGGAGAATATTTTCTCCACGACTGACATTGATACCATCATTCGTCAGGCAGAGCAGCGCATCTATAACTCGGTGCAGTTGCCCAATCTTCGTCGCAACGTAACGGGTATAACCACTGCTAACAACAAGTATCTTCAGTGCCCGGATGACTTTCTGTCGCCTTATAGCTTAGCGGTTATTGACCCAACGTCTGGTGAGTATCTTTATCTGTTGAATAAAGACGTGAACTTTATCCGTGAGGCGTACCCCTCTCCAACAGCAACAGGTAAACCAAAGCACTACGCTATCTTCGGTCCTGATTACAGTGCCCCACGAGAGCTGACATTTTTACTTGGTCCAACGCCTAACTTGGCGTATGCCATGGAGCTACACTATTACTACTACCCTGAGTCGATTGTGGATGCCGCTTCAGGTAATACATGGCTCAGTGAGAACTTTGACTCAACACTTTTATACGGTTCGATCCGCGAGGCTTATATCTTCTTGAAGGGTGAGCCGGATATGATTGCGGCTGTGGATAAGATGTACGGTGAAGCGATGGCGCTCCTTAAACAGCTTGGTGATGCTAAAGACCGTCAGGATGCTTATCGTTCTGGTCAGGTTCGGTATCCGGTAAAGTAATATGGCAATCATCCAGACAGCGTGTACAAGTTATAAAGCGGAGCTTGCCCAGGGGTTACACAACTTTACGGCGACGACAGGAAATGTTTTCAAAATCGCTTTGTACCTCTCCTCTGCCACCCTCGGTGCAGATACAACCGTTTACTCATCCGCTGGGGAAGTATCGACGAGTGGAACCAATTACACCGCTGGCGGGATTGCACTCACAAACATCACACCAACGACAAGCGGAACCACCGCTTACTGGTCATTTCAGACAGCTACTTTTAGCAGCGTTACCCTTTCCTGTGCCGGAGCATTGATCTACAATTCCACTAATGGAAACCGTGCAGTATGTGTTCTGAATTTCGGTAGTACGATTACCAAAGTTGCACAGGACTTGGTGATTACATTCCCAGCCGCGTCAGCCACTGACGCCATTTTACGGATTGAATAATGATTAACACCACTAAGGGCGAGATGGACGAATCCCTTCTTGAGAAGCGCGAGGGAGTGGTTGATAATGATCATGAATACACTACGTGGGTAGAGTATTGGCATGAAGGCGAGCTTGTTCACAGGTCTGTCCATGTAACCTTAAAGCAAGCGGCAGTATTTTCAGTACCTGAACTAGCAACGTTTGGTTAATTTAAAAGGAGCCTGAAATGGCGAACACTCAGTCGATGTGTACTTCGTTTATGAGCGAGCTGATGACGGCTACTCATAACTTTGGTACAGCACCCACCCGTGGAACCAGCGCAGCCGACACGTTTAAAGCGGCTTTGTATTTGGCTTC